TTTCTCTAATAGGGGTAATGTCATAAGCTAATCCTTCTTCTATAACATAAAGCTTTCTATCAGTGCCGATAGCATTGTATCTCGTACCATCTAATGCTACCCAAGCATGTTGATCACGAGCCACACCCACCAAAGTCGTGGAGATAAACTTCTCCCATCCTTTAATTTTCTGTGGTAATCCTTGAAAAAAACGTACGTTATCACCATCTGTCCACTTGCCTTCGCCTGTGTAGTCGGTGACTTCTTTATTGATACCTGGTGCTGGTCTAAAATTTACTAATGGCATTGTGGTAATATACTACAAAAATCCAATAGATAAATAGCTTATTTAGACATGAAAATATTAAGCGTCATACGTGCGTCTTCAATACTACATCCATGATTACCAAAAGAAGTGTGAAATAAGCCTTTTTCAAAATATACACAAGTATTTTGTACGAAATTTGCTTTTGATATTTCGTTTTCTAAATCATCAGCAAAAAATTGAGTTCCTGAATTTAGGTTAGTATTAGAAAGGTAAATGAGGGCTGTGTTAGAATTATCTTTATGTATCCAATCTTTTTCTTCATCTTCGGCTAATCTAGTATGAGCATGTGTAAATATTTTTTTGTATTTATCTACATCTATTCCATTTAGTTTGAGGTAGGATAAAATGTGTAAATGTAAAAAAGGACTTTCTGTTTCAAGAGGAAGTGTTCGTTTACCAGCCCAACTGCCTGAAAAACCAGAAACTTTAACCATTTCCTCTGGTGTATAAAAATTTAACTTTTTACAATTTTCATATATGAGATTTGGAAAATCAAAAAAATTATAAATTATTCTAACATTTTTACTCATTTTTTCTTTTCCACTAATGCTCCAACGTTACCTTTAAATGCTCTATTACCAAAGTGAGTTAAAGGCATAGCTAAGTCAGCCCAAATTTCACCACCACACTCTTGCCATAGACGAGAGAAGTAGTAATCTTCGGATAGATATCTTATTTGTGGTTGACCTTCTTTGGTTTTAGTGTTGTAAGGTCCAACAGCAAATAAATCATAACAATTATCAGACTTATAAGATCCACCATTAACAATTTGATCAGACTCATATTTTCTTTCAGGAAACTTTTTCATCATAGTTCTAAATACTTTTCTTTTCACAAGCATCATACCTGTGGCTGCTTCTTGCACAGGAAAAAAACCTCCCTCACCTTTTAAATTTAAAGGGTCATCAAAGTTTACATTATACCCTAAGGCTCTAGCCTCTATTTCATCAGGTTGCGCATCGGGGTATTCTTTTAAAATGTCTTTAATTTTTTCAAGATATAAATGTTTTCTGGGATAAATTCCACAAGCTATATCTTTATCTACACAAAGTAATCGCTCGATATTTTTCCAAGTAAAACCTATATCAGCATCTATAAATAAAAGATGCGTAGCTATGAAATCTTTTTGATCCATCATCATAGAGACTATGGTATTTCGAGCACGAGTAATTAAACTTTCATTACCCATTGTTTGTATTCTCATTGCAACATTATTAGCTTGAGTCCAAGACTGTAACTCCAACAAGCCATGTAAGGTCGATTCTGTGAGCATACCGCCATACATTGGCATTCCTAAAAATATCTTAAAGTTTTGATCTTTAATTTCTTCTGGTTTAATCATTTGTTACTCCTTATGATTTTTTGTAAGTTATCTAAAACATCGTTTTTATTAAATCTCATAACACCAGGTGTATTGCTAAAAAGATTAATATTTTTATCATAACAAAAACGCTCGTGTACATTTTCATCATTCCACAACACAACTCCTTTTGTATTACAAAATTTGTTTGCTGACATGTGATTTAAAGAACTATCAATTCCTACGAACGATTTTGCATATTTAATTAAATGAGCGTAGTTTCTGTAATCTAATTGAATATCTAATTTGGTAGTATTATCAAAGTTATCTTTTAAAGAAAACACGTTAAGCACATTTAGTTTTAAATCAAAATTCAAGACATTAATAATTTCTTGAGCTTCTTGTTTAGATAACGCTCTTGATCCAAAAAAATCTGTTTCCACGGATCCTTCATCACTTCCAATAAACTGTACTAAAATAAAATTTTCTAATTTATTTACTAGTGGTTGTATGTCCTCTTCTTCCTGTTCTGAAAAAAAAATCTCATTACATAGAGTTTCATTCGTATCTTGATTTAAAATTCTTTTATAATTATTTATTAAATGTATTTTGTTTTTATGAAAATAAGAGTCATATCCTTGAATTATATGAATATTTTGAAACTTGTTAAAAAAAGTTGTTTTATCTAAAAGAGGGTATAGTTGGTAGTTATAACAAAAATTTACATTGGGATGATGAGTAAAAACCTTTGGCCATGTAGACATTAAATTTACTTTACCTAATTTAGCTAAACAATTCGTAAAACAAATATTTTTTCCAATGCCCCCATCTAAAACATATAAATCTTGATTATGCATTTACTGTTCTTCAACACTTTCTGTCTAATACATAATTAGTAAAATTAAATGCTACTGTTACTCTTTCTTTTTCACACTTAGATACACTGTGATAAAGTCTGGACGGAAAACAAATAAGGGTACCTTTTTTTTCATTTATTCTTTGATCTTCAGGTGTTTCAAACGATTTAAGATTTCTTTCTACAAAATCTTTTGAAGAAAAAATTAAGTTGCCATTACCTTCCTCAAGAATTAATACGGCACAGTAGTCGACTTGTCTATGATCATGTAAATCTGCATGATCGTCTTTTTGATAAAAATTAACCCAGGCCTCTTCGCACTTCCAATTATTCCATTTAAAATTCTCTTCTTGAGCTATAATAGGTAAAATAGAACTACAAATGACGTTTCCAAGATCTACTAACTCACGATATTGATGAAGTCCATTAAAACCAGATGTCAAAGCATAAACATGCTTTAAACCTTTTTTCCACTTTATCTTGTCCTCTTCTATTTTTTGTAAAAGTGTATTACAAAAATCTAGTTCAATTTCGGTGTGATAGATATTAGTAGGAAACCAAGAAGTTTTTAAAATTTTATTGGTTTGCATCAGTTCCTAAGAGTTTTCTACGATCATATTTATGATCAGCAAATTTTCCATCTTTATCTACATAATGTAAAAAAATAGTTATAAAATGATCATGAATACATTTCTCCCTCCAATGTAAACTTTCTAAACCTTTAAATATTAAAGCATTATTAGGTAACATTGAAAAGGTGTGCTCTATTTCTAATTTAACTTCTTGATTATCACTATCTACATAGTGATAGCTTGAGTTTTCATTTTCTTTGCCCAGATGTATTGAGTAAGGAATATCTGATGGCTGTGATCCTACACATATAGCTACGGTGTATTCACAAGAACCTCGATCATCATGTGCGGGTAAATGAGATCCTTTATCATAAATTCTAGCAAAAGAATATGTGGGATGTAATTTTTTGTTTATGTTTTGTTCTATCACAGGAACTGACATGTCAAGTAATGTTTCACAAAGAGAATCAGCATAATAATTTACAACAGTATTAGAAACAGGTTCATATTTGAATTCTTTCATTGCCGCTGTTTTCATTACAAGATAACTATAAGTTACTTTTAAAATTTCTTCTGGAAAAAATTTTTCAATAAAAATGGGTTTCATACTATCCAAGATATTAATGCGTTTCTAGTGCCTTTAGTTATTTGTGTAACGGTATGAGGAAACATAAAATTAGAAGGAAAAATAATACAGTCCCCTATATTTTGAGAGTATCCGTAAATTTGACCCTCAATATCAAATTGAAATTCTCCACCCTCATAATCATTATTTAAAGCAATTGAACAACTTAGCGATCTTTTAGGTGTTTTATAAGATGTATCTGTGTGATAAACATACCCAGCTTTATGCTTGTTATGTTCATATTTTAATAATGTTAGTTCAGACACTTTATCGTATGAAAAATAAGGATATTTTTGTTTGTAAGAATTAACCGCGCTTGAAATAATAAAATTTAGATGTTTAACTAAAATTGTTTTTCCTAAACTATTTGTATTGTTAAAAAGATCTTTAGCGACACAATTTCTAATTTCTTTAAGTTCATCACCTTTTTTATCCCCAGACACTGTAGCGTCTTGATAATCATCGTCAAATAAATCTAAAACTTTTTTACAAACACCAGCAGGTATAAGTTTTCTTACTTCGAAAATGTATTGTCTCACTTTAGTAAGTAATGCTATGCCCTGAAAGGTAATTGTTTCGTGCTGTATTGGCAGCAGTTGTTGCCGCAGTTACAGCATCAGAATCATCTTCTGCTCTAGCATCAGAATGTCCATCATATGTTGAGTTATAATTTGTATTCCAAACATCTTGAGCTTCCGCTCTAATCACAACATTAGTAGCCCATTGAGGAAGAGAAGATATGGATTCATTGTTTCTGCTATCAGTAAATTCAAGGGTGCCTGTATTAGTTGTTGCGTCCCATTGCAGAGCGTGAACAGAATTATTGATTTCAGTATGAGATCGTAAATTCAAATATGTTTTATTATCTAAATAAACATCAGATTCTGTGTTACCACTACCTGAAGCAGGACCATCATTTGTGGATGAGGAATTTATATCAGCGTCAAATATAATAGTTAATTTAGTATTTACTGTTGTATTATTTACTGTTGTTGCCATTTTTTTTCACCTTTTTAGTTAAAGCCTTTTTAGGCTTCTTTTTAATTTTTATATTATTATTGCTTAATTGTCCAATTGTTTCATCTGCCAATTTTTTATCACCTTCCATGACAGCTCTTTGTTGTTTGCTTAGTAAATTAAAAATAGTTGTAGTATTTCGCATTAAATTAGATGCTGAATCACTTTTTTGCAAGAGACCCTCCATAGCTTTGTTGGAGTCAACCATTTCATTTCGAAAGGATTCTGTAGCTGCTTGAACCTGCATTGTTTGTCTAGAATTTTCAACTAATAACAGGGGAATCCACGCTATGGAACATCCCCATTCTTGAACGTCTAGACCTGTTTGTGGGTTTTTACCTTGAAGCATATTGTACCAAACACATTTATGTTTCATACATTTCTTGTTTAAAAGGGGACACGTTCCTTCGGGATCAAATATAGGCACTAGTCTTTTGCTGCGATAATAACGTTTGCGTATTTAACATTAGCGGCGGGTACGGTTGCGTCAACATCTGCTGAAGCACTTGAAAGAGATGCACTAGAAACACTGAATGGGTGAGTGTGACTTCCACCACCACCTGTATTTCCTACGTAACCAGTTATTTCTTGTGTTATCTGAGGTTGTGCACAAAAACCACCTTGACCAGCCATACCAGAAGATCTATTTACAGGGTGAGAGTGAGAAGGTATTTGAGGAGTTGATAATGTTGTAGCTCCTATTGAGGCAGACACTGAAACACTTCCTGTGACAGGAGCTGAATCTTGAACCGCTGTTTTATCTGTCGTTGCTAAGAAAGATGAGAAGAAAGCAGTTGAACCACCTGTACCACCACCTGTTCCTGTTACAACTGACATAACGGATTCATTAAGTGCAGCAGTTGTATCTTTAGTCCAACCTGTTGGAGCAGATGCTTGATAGAAAACTTGTTTTGTTCCAGAAGGAAAAGGTTCAACTCCACTTAAATTTGAACCATCACCTGTAAATG